TTTACCAACAGTCAAACTCTTGTTCGCACAATCTGGACCTTTACCAGTAACAGTACTGTAGAATAATCCAGGATCAACTGTCCCACTCCATCCATATATATTTGCCGATCCTAAACGAATCTCAAATTCAAATACACCATTAGCTGTACCAATTTTTTGACCTTTCGTTACAGTATCTTTATTGTTCACTGTTAATGTAATATCATAGAAAATACTCTTATAACCAATTGGGTGAGTAATAATTACACCA